GCGTTGGAACTGGTCAATCGTGAGGTCTTGGAGTTTCATGGGTTAGTTTTGCAGAAATTAAGAGCCGATTCAATGACTTGGTGCATATCGTAGTACTTGTACTCCGCAAGCCTGCCGCCAAAGTGAACGTTCGGCAAAGAATCCGCTAAAGCCTTGTATGCTCCATAAATGGCGTTATTGCGCTCATCGTTGACGGGATAGTAGGGGTCGGTCTGCTCTACGATGTAAGGCGTGGGGAACTCCGTGCTTATCCAAGACCCTTCCGTCTGCACGCCCTCAAAATGCTTATGCTCAATGATGCGGGTATAAGGAACGCTCTTGTCGCAGTAGTTCATCACAGGGCATCCCTGCACATTGTCGCTTGGGTAATAGCGATGCTTGTGGATGACGGTCTTGTACTCCAACGGTCCATGTTTGTAGCGGAAGAACTTGTCAATCGGACCCGTGTAAATGAGATTCTTGTATTCAGGCAATGGGGATGCAAAGAAATCTGTGTCAAGCATTACAGGAATGCCGTCCAATAGTTTCTCAAAAATCTGCGTATAGCCTCCAACGGGAATGCCTTGGAAGGTGTCGTTGAAATAGTTGGTGTCGTAGGTAAAGCGAACGGGCAAACGCTTCACGATGTTCGCTGGCAGAGTGTCCGCATCCCGCATCCATTGCTTTTCGGTATAACCCTTGATAAGCAGTTCGTACACCTTGCGGCCCACCTTCTTGATTGCAGCGGTTTCAAGGTTTTCGGCCTCACCAATCCCTTCGCAATCCCTGGCTATGGAATCCATCGCTTCTTGGGGAGTTGTTGCGTTGTAGGCTTTCTCAAAAGTGAACATAGAGAAAGGCAAGGAATAAACTTCGCCCTGCGCCGATGCCATCGTTTGCAAGCGAAACGGCTTAAACTCTGCGAACTGGTTAATCCAAGCCCATACCTCGGCATTGTTGGTGTGGAAGATATGCGGCCCGTAAGTGTGGATGTTGATGCCATCCCTTTGCTCGGTGTAGCAATTCCCCCCGATGTGGTTGCGTTTCTCTACCACCACCACCGATTTGCCTTGGTCGTGCAGGTGCTTGGCGCAGATAGCACCAAAGAATCCCGAACCGACAACCATGTAATCAAACATCATTCTCCAAAAATTGTAGGCCAAAGCCGTTCAAAAGCGTGTCCATATCCACGGCATCCCGTGTCGGGTTCGCCATTGGTGAAAAACTGAATAGCGTTTTTGTAAAATGAAAGCGGATGGCGGCGAATTGCGTCCTTGGTAACAGCAAAGATTGCTCCAGCACCAAACCAAATCGGGCGGTTAAATTCCTCTCCAAATAAAGAGTGAGCCACTTCGGGAACCAAGTTAGGCCAGCAATGGTGAGGCCATGCGGTGCAATTTAGCCCTTGGATTTGGAGCACCCAGTTGGATAGATTTCGGAATGGCTCATCCAACCCGTCTTGAATGATTAACTGCACCTTAGCAATAAAGTCAGGGCAATGCGGGAACGGGTCGCCTTGTGTGAATACCGTTATATCCGAAAGGTTGTTGTAGTTGTTGACGATGTGGAACAGGTAGGTGTGCGATTCCCTGCCGATGTTGGGCAATGGATAATAACCGTTTCCAAAATCTTCGCCTTTGTTGTAAACCGTTTGGATGCATCGCAAAGAATTAAGCCAAGTGATGTCCTCGTTGTATCGTGCGACAACAATCTCCATGGCTAAAATGTGATGACGAACTTATCGGGTGCAGGCCATCCCTTGCAGGAGTTATAGACGGTCATGCCTTCCCGCTTGCCTATCCAATGCTCGGCCTGCCAGCGGTGTTCCCTTACGGGTTCGCCCAGTTCCCGAATGTGGGACGACTTGGCCCACCAAAAAGTCCCCGCAAAGTAGGGGTAGCCGTCGGGGTTGTTGTGGTCAGCAATTTGGGGAAACTCTTCCTTGGTCAGCCAATAGGCTCCCACGCAGTCCACATTGGCGAGTTCTGCGATGGCCCGCTCCCATGCGACGATATTGAAAAACACCATAGACCTGCACCAAAGTTGGTTGATGAGGGATGGGTCGGAACTGCCCTTGGTATGCCCGTACAGGTAGGCGGCATCCTCGGTTTGGCTCGCTCGGTACATCTCGGTCAGGGTGGCCTGTTCATAGGCATTTGTCCGAGTAACCACCACCTTGACCTTGGGGGCGATAAGCGACCCCTCCAAGATTTCCTTGACCGCCTTACGCTGGTCAGGTGGGCCAACGATGCCGACTCGAATCTCGTCCAACTGTTCTATCAGCCCGTAGTTGCACAGGGCCATCATATGTTGGTTCAGGATGAGTTGCCATTGGCCGCCTCCGCCGCAGTAGATGTGGTAGTAATGGACGAGTTTCATTGGAAGAACAGGGTCAAGAGGCAGGCGATGACCATAACGCCAAAGATGAACCGCCCGAAGGCGAAGATGAGGTCAAGGATGGATTCAAGGTTCATGGTGCAAAGTTACACCACCAAGTACTTCCCCGAATTGTTGACGGCGAGTTTGTTGAGTGCCACATAGCGCAGGGCATCGCAGGCGTGGTTGAAGGAATCTATCGGAACCCCTGTGTCCTTGCCGTCCTTGTCGGTCGCCCAAGTGTAACTGCGGAGTTCTTTGATGAGGTTGGTGGAATCCTTGGTGACGTGAAGGTTGAACCGCTTGACCACGTCAATGCCTTGGCGGATGCTATCTGGGCCTTTGGATGCTGGCTTGATGTTGAAGCCCATCCGGTAGATTTCCTCAATGGACTTGGGTTCTGCGCTATCCGCCACAATCTCCCAAGCACGGGTGATGCCGAACTCCTTCAACTTGGCGGCGATGTCGGAGTTGGTTAGCCCTCGGTTGTAGAGCAGTTCATGCACGAACAAGTCATCACCTCTTCGGTAAACTGCGACCAATGCCGTGGGGTCGCTGCTGAACCCCCAGTCAAGGCCGTAGGCAACAAACTTCATCGTGCTTGGGTCTATCCCCTCAACCACCGAGAAGTCCCCGTATATCGCACCCTGTAGCGTCCCGACTTGGCCCAACCCGTACACCTTCCACCAATTCGCCCAATATGCGGAGGTTTCGGCTTTGGCTCGGTTTCGTTCTATATCGTTCCGAATCGTATCAGGCAGGGCCTCGTTGTCTTGGTAGGTTAGGATGAGGAACTCTGCATCCGCTTCGGGGAGGATTTCCGTGTGCGCCCAAAATTCGTGGGTCGGGTTGAAGTCGATGTATATCTCCTGCGAGGTACGGATGGCTAACTGGTAGTAGGAATCAAAGTCAATATTATTCGCTTCGTTGATGTAGAGTATCTGCCTCCTTGCACCTCGGAGCCTTGCTTCCGAATCAGCGGAGAAGAACTCAATCGTGGACCCGTTGGCGAAGTTGTATTGGAGCAGGGTCTTGTTCCAGCGGTCGGGAACCCAACGATGGGTCCATTGCATAATCTTGGCGAAGTCCTTTATGGCCCCCCTCCGTAGGTGAGGGACGGATTCGGATACCACAGATATCTCCGACTTGGGATGGCGGGCCGCATGGTCAATCAGCACCGCAAGGATGCCGAAGGTTTTGGATGCACTCGTTCCGCCTTGAATCACCTTCTTCCGAGCGGTCATCGCCCGAATCTTGCGGATGGCCGTGGTGTACTTAAACTCCATCGCCAAAAAGCGGCTGCTCGATGGTGATGCTCGTTTCCTGCTTTTCCACCAAGCCGTTCAACCGTTGCGTGATGGAGGGGTTGTACTGACCAACCATGCCTCCCTCGATTTGGTCTGCTCGGATGCATTTCTTAATGCGTGAACAGACCTCCGAAAATTTCTCGTATCTGCCTTCCCTGTTTGTGAAGTATTCATCTGCACCACTTCTTACGCCCAAATCCCACAGGAATAGTTGAAAGCCCTCCATCGTCAAAGGACGCTGCAATGGCTCAAGTTTCTGTTCCCCATCCTTGCCCACAAAGACGGTCTTGAGGCGTGGGTTTGCCTTGACTTCTTCGGCATACTTGACGAATGCGTCCCAAAGGTCTTGGGGTGTTTCAAATGACCGTGGCCTTCCTCGTTCCATCAGTATTCAATTTTGTCTATGAGTGCGTCAATCTTGTCCACAATCTTCATCTTGACCGCAAAAGCGTTGGGCGAGTTGGATTCATCCACCGCACCAATGCAGTCGCAGAGGGTGGTTATCACCATCATGAGCGAATCCATCCTTGCTTGGATTTGCGCTTCGGGGTCAGCCTTCGTCGAGTTCGCCAAGTTCCCGAAGTTTATTCCTGCTCCAGCCCAATGCCGCTTTGCCACCCCATAGCAGGTAACTGATATAACCGCAGTCGCTGGTGCTGTCTGCGTTGTCGTAGTAGGTTTCTGCACGGCTAAGGTAGGAGTGCATCCGCTTAACCGTTTCAAGAGAAATCCCCTCGCCACTTGCGAGTTGCTGCGCCCTGACCTTGCCCGTCTGCGTGGCACACTTGTTGCCGTTCCTCTCGTTAAGTTCAATCCCCCTCTTGGCGTTGTTCCGCACCCCTTCGCCATAGTCGGCATAGGATTCAAACTGCTGGTCACGGGTTGGGGTTGTTGAGGGCATGGGTTACGGTATGATGGTTGTCTTGGGCGAATTGGTCTGCCTGCCGGTAAATGTATTCAAGTGCCGATTTTACGCAGTCCGCACACCACCAATTCGTGTTGGGTCTGCCATGGGCAACGAGGATGGTCTGCAAGTCGTGGACCGCTTCGGGGGACAACCGCATGAACAGGGCGGCTTGATATTGCTCCCAGTAGTGGCGATGCTTGGTTGCCAGCAGGTACTCGTCTTGGGTCATCGGTTCGTGACTTGGAGGATGACAACGGTTAGCCCCGCCGATGCAAGGCCGTAAACGGGAGCGAGGACCCAACCGCAGGTGGGTAGGGTCAGGGCCACCGCCACCCAAAAAGTGAGGCAGGTGACGCAGGAGAACGGCTTGTGTCGGGCGAACCAGGTCTTGTACCACCATTGCGGCAGGACATGGTACTCCGCAATGGCGAGGGCGGTCAGCGAACTAATCAGCAGGGGAAATATCAGCGTGTCCATGGGATTGGATTGCGGCCTTGATTTTGGCCTTGGCTTGGTCAATGGAATAAATTATACTGCGGTACGGTATGCC